CCTCTCGTTCGTCGGGTTTGGCCTGAGCTTATTGCCAATAATATCATTTCCGTCCAACCTATGCAGGGACCTGTTTCTCAAGTATTCTATATGGGTACTTCGCGCCAGTATGGAGATACTGAGCAAAATATCTACAGTAAGTGGAACCTCACTTACCGTAATCTAGTAGCTACTTCCATCTTTGATGGTGGTAACATTGATCTTGATCTCTCTAGTGGAGCCAATATCACCGTGAGTTCTATGCTGATGGGCACTTCTGCCTCTCCTGGCACGGCTACAACTGCGGCTGGTATGCCTTCTAGCACCGTTGGTGGTAAGATTGCTGCGTGGCCTGATGCTACGAAGATCTACGGCATTGATGTTTCGTCTGGTGAGCATCTTCAGGGGACTGGTATTCCTGAGATGAACCTGCATATTGAGCAACAGCCAGTTGCCGCTCGTACTCGTAAGATGAGAGCCCTCTGGACGCTTGAAGCTCAACAGGATCTTAAGGCTTATCATAACCTTGATCTTGAGAAGGAACTTACTGACATGCTTGGTAAGGAGCTTCGTCTTGAAATCGACCGTGAGCTTATCGAAGATGTTCGAATGCTTGCTTACGATATCAAGGCTGATACTTATCCTGTAGGTGGGTTTAACAGAGCTATGCTTGATCAAGGAAACGCTAACGATTTCCTGGATGATGGCACGGGCTTCACCCCTGCTCAGTACCTGTACGACTTCACTAGTAACAAGTGGGGTGAGGGTTCTACCTCTGGTACACTTAAGAATGTCTTTGTTATCGACTTCTCAAGTTCTGCATTACCATTTGCACCACAGCATGTTGGTCATGTCTATGCTAACCTTCTTGCGGTTCTGAACTTAGCTTCGCAGGATATTTATACTAGTACGCATCGTGGTCCTGGCAACTGGATTCTTACCTCTCCGCTTATGGCTTCTCTTCTTGAGAGTGCTGCCAAGCTGGAAGGTGGTCTTCCTGCTAAAGATGGTCCTACGACTCAAACTGCTAACAAGATCCTTTATAAGGGTAAGTTTGCTGGTAAGTATGATTTGTATGTTGATCCTCTTTATCCCCAGGATGAGATTATGATGGGCTATAAAGGTTCTGGTCCGATGGATGCGGGGTATGTTTATGCTCCTTACATTCCTCTCCAGCAACTTCCTACTATCTATGATCCCGAGACCTTCCAACCCAGGAAGGGTATCCTGACTCGCTATGGCAAGCTTGCTATCGAGCCAGCGGCACGATTCTATCGGATTATTAGAGTGGTTGGCCCAACTGCTAGTTACCTGTTCACTCCGTTTGATCGGATTGGTACTGGTGATAACACAGCGTGGTCAGGCCCAGAGTAATCTAGGGTAGGCTGAGATAAACTAACAAAGGGTTAGGAGTATTTTCTACTCCTAACCCTTTTCTTTTTAGCTATATATAAATGAGGTATTATTATGAGATATAAAAACAAATCTAGACATAAAATGTTACTCCAGCTACAAGAGGGAGTAAAAGAGGTTTATCCTAATGAAGAATTTGATTCTCCAGAGATTCTAGTTTACTCTTTTTTAGAAGAAATAAAGCCAAAAACTAAGTCTAAACCTAAACCTAAGGTGACTACAAAATCTAAAAGTAAAAAACAAACCACTCCTAAGGAGAATTTAGATGGCAGCGATAATTCCAGTACTTAATCATTACGGAAACTCTTTTGCTGATAACTACTTCGGACAAGGAGTAGATGAAACTTCAACTAGAGGAGAGATTATAACCTCTAGTTTAAATAATACAACTATGGGGACCTTACAAGAGTTCTCCTCGTTTGAGGAGACCGTTAGGGACTTTATTTTAGCGAGGCTGGGGCACCCCGTTGTAAGAGTAGAGCTAACTCCTTTCCAAATAAAGTCTTGTATTGATGAGGCCATAACTCAACTTTACTATCATGCCCCTATGTGGACTACTCAGTTTTGCTCTTTTGACACAACTGCTAACAAGAATCTGTATCAATTACCCACATACATAATGGATAACTTAACCTATGTGGTATATAAGAAAACTCTTTTAAGTATTCAAGGCCAAGCAGGAACCCTAGAATTTGACTTTTTTATTAAGTACTTTCAAGATAACTTTCTATTCTCAGACTTTCAAGTGAGTGATTTTTATATTTTACAATCTCATTTAGAAATGATTAGAAAAGTTTTAGGGCAGGAAGGTTCCTTTGATGTAGTAAATAACCAATTTCTCCAAGTATATCCTGTTCCTGTAGTTGGAGATCAGACTATTATCCTAGAATATAGAGCCTTGGACTCAGGTACTATGCACCCAGCGTACAAGAACTTTATTCAGAAGTATGCTTTAGCTTGTGCTAAAGGAGTCTTAGGAGAAATTAGAGGTAAGTACGCATCCTTACCTTCTCCAGGTGGTGGCGCAGTTCTGAATGGTAAAGATCTAATTCAGGCTTCCGAAGCGGAAAAAAAGAAATTAGAAGATTCCCTTATTTCAGAGTTCGAAGAACCCCCGCGCTTTAGTACATACTAGTATGGAATATTTAAATGAAAGACCTATCGTAAGTGATGAAGATGAGAATGTGGTCTTAAAAACATCTATTAATCCTAGAGTGTATGACCAACATAAACATGGTGGAAATCCTAAAGCAGCAAGGGAACTAAGAGCCCTTCATAGGGCTCTTAGTAGGCCAAAAGGTGGCAAAACAAAACGGGAAAGGGCAGAGAAGCTGCTTAGGGCAAGAGTAGGCAAAAATAGGTCTGGGATGTATCTTCCACCAGGGGAGGATGTTTTACAGGTGCATGACTCGTATAATCCTCTGTTAAAAGAAGATGATAATGAAACTCCTCTGACCCCCAGGACCCCCTTGGATCCTGTAATTCAAGCTTTAAGAAAGAAAAGAAAAGAAAGACTTCAAAGGGCTACTCACGGGGATGCTCCTCCTATATTTCCTGATCCAATGGATGCAGAAATGAATGAGGATAGTCCATCTCTTATTAAACAACCTAGATTTGGTCACAGAACAAGGCAAGTAGTAAGAACTGTAAAAAGAAAAAAAGGACTAACTGGATCGGATAGTTACAGACCTACTGCTAGTCATGCCACTTTAGTTAAGAACCAACCTTGGAGGATGAAAGAAAAACTTAAAGGACTTTTGGCTATGTGGACGCGATCAGGAGGGGGTACACGGCAAGTAGTTAGAAATATTCCTGTTACTCCAAAATTTGGTACTAAACGAATTAAAAAGATTACTGCTCCTAAAAGTGAGACGGATCTCAAGTGACTAAAGATAACTTTAGAGCTAATGATCACTCCTTTCTAGATGTAGATGAAGATCTGGAGAGTGAACTTAGTTTATTTGATCCAAATAACCCAGATATAAACTTATTTAATTTAGTTGATGATGAGATTATTAGGTTAGGAGGATCTAAACTTCTATACTATAAATACCATCAGGTAGATGATGATTTTGATGAAGTTTATATGGAGCAACGCAGTAAGCCTATTGCTAGTGAACCTGTGATTGTATATGGTCATTATGAACCAAGAGCATTAGAGGAAAACCTTACTCAGTTTGGTATTGAGCTTCAGAATGATCAAATTTTTGTATTTAATAAGGATTATATAGAAAGAAGACTTACTCGTAGACCTCATCCTGGGGATGTAATTATGCCTAAGTTTCAAAATCAGAAATATGAAATTTTTGAGGTGCAGGAAGATAGTTTTGAAGTATATGGAGTGTTCCATTTATCCTGTAGTGCTAGACTCCTTCGGGATACCGAAGAGATACAGGACCGACCCCTTCTTAAAAGGTCTACTGAGCGCGGTGGCCCCGTATATGAGGAATAATTATGGTTTATCGTACTGATGATATAAAAACATCTCTTACTGAATCTGATACCAGCGGGTCTACTTGGTCTCAGGGTCTTACTATTCAAGATTTTAATAAACAACTGTTCTTATCTCTAGAGAAACAAAACGATAATATTTCTTTTGTTTATAAAGAAAGTTTACGAGCAGTTAAAGAGATTTTTTCTAATTTACAATACTTTCAAGAAGATAGTAGTTTAATTACTATTCAATGTATTCATGGAAACCCAGAACGCACTATTGCTAAACTTAAGCAGGATAATAATATTATATTACCCATTATTTCTGTAGTGCAAACTGGGTCTGAGGAAGATGACAAGAGGAGAAGACCCAGGCAGATGGTATTGAGAAAAAAAGTTTGGAGTGAATCTAGGCAACGAGCTTTTAGAATAGTAGGGCTTGCTCCTAAGGCAGTAACTCTGTTATATGATGTTAATGTTTGGACTAAATATAAGTCTGATCTTGATCAAATTAGTGAGCAAATTCATCTTAAATTTCACCCCTCTATAAGAGTAGTAACTTCTTTCAATAAAGAGACACAGGGGTTTTTAGCTCAAGAGACAGACCAATCTAGTGTAGATGTTGGAGACAAGGAAGATAGAATTTTAAGAAGATCTTATTCTTTTAAGCTTTTATCCTATATTCCTACCCCTCAATTTCTAGTAACATCTACAGGAAAATTAGAGTCATTTAATACTGAAGCAGAATTAACAAAATTGATTACAGAGGTTTAATTTAAGAAAAATTCTATCTTTTTTATAGTAGTGCTTCTCTAGATATATGTGAGGATTATCATGAAATCTATAACGAATACTTCAATCCAGAGTTTTGAGATATACTTTACGACTGATAAAGGGCCAGAGACTTATTGGTTACAGCCCCAGGAGACCATCGTGGTTCCTACCAGTTATATTACAGAACAAGTAAATATACTAATGAGACGCAGAATTCTTCGCGTTCAAAATGCACAGTAATAGGAAATAAATTATGCCGTCATATGTAAGCCCAGGTGTTTATACTTTAGAAAAAGATCTTTCTCAGTTTGCACCCTCTATTAATTCATCAGTAGTTGGTTTAGTGGGTTTTGCCTCTAAAGGTCCTACTAATAAAGCTACTTTAATAACTTCCCCCCA